CCTGCGCAGTTGCCATCGTTACTCCTCACAGAAGCCCATTTCGGTCGACCAGGATCGCCAAGGCGACCACCGCCGCCACGATCACGAGCGCCACGATTCCGACTACGATCTTCACGGCAGGTCCTCCCCATCGACCGGCAGCGCGTACCAGCCCTCGGGCAGGTCCATGCGGCCTTCGACCACCTGACCGTCCGCCTCCTTGACCCAGACTTTCACGTCCGGGACCGTCTCGCGCAGGCGCACGGGCGTGCCGTGCGGCACATAGACCGTGCGCACGCAGCCGGTCAGGAGCATGAACGGCAGGAGAAACGGGATCAGGTGCTTCAAGAGCCTCATGGCTTCCCCCAGTGCTTGCGAACCCTGTCGCGCAGCCGGTCCCGCGTCCGCCGGTCGGGATCGGCGCTCCCCGCCGTGGGCCGCGATTGCCTTGCGAGCCACGGCAGGAGCGCCCGGAACAGGGCGGTCAGTATGGCGACCAGCCATTTCACCCCGCCGCCTCCGCAGGTGCGGGTGCGTCGAGATTGCCGGACGCCTCCAGCTCGGCGTGGACGATCTGGATGCCCTCGCGCAGCTCTTGCTTGGTCTGCGCGTCGGCGGGCTTGCCCCGGGCATCCTCGTAGACCTTGAGCACGTAGTTCAACGCCGCGTTCAGGCGGTTGAACGCCTTGTTCGGCGTGTCGTCGGGGATCTCCTTCTCGGCCCACTTCACGGCCGCGATGATCGTTCCCTCGAACGCCTGCCACGCGGGCTTCGCCACGTACAGCCGGTTGAGCAGCCAGAGCAGGCCGCCCGCCATCAGCGCGATCACGGCGGGGCTGTTCACCACATCCCACGCCACTTGCAGAAACGCAGTCCAGTTCATCTCTTCATCCTTTCCGGCCCGTGAAGGCCTCTTTCATCATTGCCAGCGATTCCTCGTCCACCTCGATCCGCTCCCGCCGGTCGTGGCGGGCGTATGGGTCGAAGTCCGACGGCTTGAACGGCCGCGACCGCTTCGGGTCGCGGTTGGCGTTGGCGATCAGCGCGCAGAGAAGCGACGTGTGCGCCCACCGCTCGCGCCCCAAGCCCTCGGCCATCCAGAGCAGTTGCCGCAGCGTCAGGGGACATGGGTCGACGCCGACGCTTCCGGCGATGCGCCAGATGTCTCCCCAGTGGTCATGGCCCCCCGGATCGTCGCGTCGATGTCGAGCGCGTCGATCCGCGTCTCCACCGCCGCTACCGCCGCCTCGATCAGGGCCATCTGCTTGGCGACCGCCTTGGCCCGGTCGTTGCGGCCGCGCGACCGGAAAAAAGCGATCAGCTCCTCGTAGAAGGCCTTCTGCGCCGCGAGCAGCGTCTGGCCGTCGAAGCTGGAGCGCACGTCCTCGTCGGTCACCTTGTTCGCCTCGAACTGCCCTTCGAGCATGGCGCAGAGCACCTCGCCCAGGAGCATCTCGTCGGTTCCGAGCCGCGTCAGCAGCGGCGGGTCGCCCGCCTCGGGCTGAAGCAGATCGATGTCGAGCTTCGCCTTGACCTTCATGGCCGTGCCGAGGGTCAGCGTGAGCGTCCAGGTCCGGCCAGCCGCGTCCGTGAATGTCTTCATGGCGATCAGGCTCCCCCGACCCAGCTACGGAACTCCGCCAGCTTGGCCGTGACGCTGACGGTGATGGCTTCCTCCAGCGCCTCGTTGCGGCTGAAGGAGGTGATGGCGAAGTCGCCGTCCGGTCCCTGGCCGCCCGCCTGGTCGAGAATCTTCAGCGCGACCAGCCCCGCCGTGAGGAAGGCGTTCTTGATCGCGGAAAACCCCGCGTCGGTCGGGTCCCAGACCATCTCGAACTCGGCGGTGCATTCGCGCAGCGTCGGCGCGGTCGCCCGCCAGCCCAGGTTGGCGCGGGTGGTGACATCGGCCTCGCCCGCCTCGAGGGTGAGCGTCACGTCCCGGACGTTGCCCATCTCGGTAGCGGCCGACCCGCCCGCCGCGCCGTAATACAGCTTGGCATTCATGCCCAACACAAATTCAGCCATGACTCGTTCTCCTCATTTCACGCTGTCCCGCCACATGGCGGGCAGCTTCGGTTGTTCCTTCTCGAAGGCCGGTCCCATGTAGGGCCGCGCCCGGTATGTCGCCCGTTCGCGTTTTCCCCGGCGCACGAGCGTCGTCTGCCCGCCGTACTCCAGCAGCGAGGGCGCTTCACCTTGCCCGCGCCGGTCGAGCCGCGTCGGCCCGATCACCACGCTGCGTTGCTCCGGGTCGTAGCCGAAGAAGATGAACTTCTTGAGCAACCCCGTGTGCGAACTCGGCGGTGATCCGGGGGGCGCGGCCTTTCTGCGCCGCCGGATGCTCCCCTTGGCCGTGCGCCGCACGAACGCGCCGAACTTCGACAGCACCTTGCGCGTCGCGGGGTCCACCCGCGAGGTCACCGCCTCGCGGTCGAAGAAGAGCTGCTTGATCTCGAAGCCGATCATCCGACGCTCCTGTAGGTGACCGTCAGCACGCTCGTGAAAGCCCGCTGGTCGGCCAGATGTTCCGGCGCATATACCGGATCGTTCCGCGACCGCACCCATACCGCGTGCGGCGTGGCGGCCAGCGGACGCCGTCGCAGGTAGGCCGCGATGGCGTCCATCAGGCTGCACAGCGCCGCCGTTTCGGTGTCCAGGTCCTTGCCCAGCTTCTTCTGCACGCCGATGTCGATCTGGCAGTCGAACTGGCCAACCGACCGCGTCGCGCCAGTGATCTCGACCGCCTTGGGCACCACCGTGACCTTCAACTCCGCCAGCTCGGCGAGATCGAACTCCGGCAACACCCGCCGCACGGCGGTGAAGACCGGGTCGAACGTCCCCGCCGGTGGGGCGTTGAGCTCGGCCACGACGGCATCCGCGATGTCGATCACCAGCGCCATAGGTCAGTCCAGTTGCGATACGACGGCTTCGAGTTCGGTCTTCACCTCGGCGGCCTGCGCGATCTGCCGGTCGATGTTCGCCTCGGCCTGCGCCAGCAGGTCCTTGGCGTTCAGCTTCGCCTTGGCGGCGGGGAGCTGCTTGGTCATGCGCTCGTTCAGGGCGGCGATCTGGTCGGTCACCTGCTGCTTGTTCAGCAGCGACCTGCCATTGACCACAAGGGCCTTCTTGCCGTCCACGTTCGCGATCTTGATCTCGGGCTTCATGGGCACTCATCCTTTCCTTGTTACACGGTTCTCAACGCATGCTGCGCGGCGTCATGCACGTCCTCGAGCACGGTCCGCACAGCCGACAAATCATCCCGCACGCTCTCCAGCAGGGGGCGACCGTTCATCCAGTCGTAGAGGTAGTAGTCGAGGTTGTTGTTGATCGTCTGGAGCCAGGGCTGCATGGCGTTCTGGTCGTAGAGGTGGTAGTAGAAGTCTGGAGCCACGGTTCCCACCCCCACATCGAGTTGTAGAGGTAGTAATCGAGGTAGTAGCGGATCATCTCCATCCACGGCATCATCCCGAAGTAGAACAGCCCGAGGTTCAGGCGGTCCTGCACATCCGTGAACGTCATCCCGCCGGGGCCGGTCAGTCCCTGGACGATGCTGTCCACGTCCGTTTGGACGAGGTCAGCGTTCACCGTTGAAAAGATCGTTCCGCCGTAGGGCATTACCAGGTCCCTCCGACCACCGTCACCACGTCGCCGGGCGTTCCCTTGATGACGATTTCATTGAGGTTGACGCTCCAGAAGTCGTGCCACTCGCCCGGCACCCACGGTACGTCCGAGCCATCGTCGCCCCGGAAATAGACCGTGCCGCCGTTGGTGGGCAGGCTCGCGAGCGTGACGGAAGCCACCAGCTTGCGATCCGCAAGCGGCTGGTAGTCGGCCGTCACCTCGACCCTTCTCATGATCACATTGTTCATACGCTTGCCTCCTTCAGCCGGTGGCCCAGGCCACCAGCACCGACGCGAACGCCGTAGCCGCCGAGCCGACGATCAGCCAGACCAGCCGCGAATACCGCCTCGCGTCCTGTTCCAGCCGGTCCAGCCGCAGCGCGATGCCGGGCTTGCCGTTGCCCCGGATCGCCTCGTCGAGCCGGTCGAGCTTGACGCGGATCTCCGCGAACTCGCGCTCGCACGCCGCGCGGAACTCACCGCTGATCGTCACTTCGCTCACGGTTCTGCTCCCACGTCCTTGGTGTGGATGCGGTAGGTCTGCCGGTAGGGATCGCTCCAGCGCCAACAGCCTTCGCCGCTCAGATTCATGACCTCGTACCGCCGCCCGTTGGCCGCGATCACGTCTCCCGGTTCGGGATCGAATCCCAGTTCTTCTGCCAGGATCAGGAAGTCCCAGACCTGGCCGTTGATCGTCAGGCCCGACTCGTCGGCGACCTCGAACACGGTCCTGCCGTAGGTCGCATGGACGCTCTTGGCGTCCGGCGGCCTGCGGTACTCGACCGGGCTGGAACAGTGCGCGGTGCGCTGCTGCTCCAGCCACTGCGAGCCTTGTTGTAGGAGGTCGCCCACGGTCGGTCTCCGTCACTGAGTCAGGCGCACCCGCACGAGGGCGTCGTCGTCGGCCGCCGCCTTCACGGTCTTGCCGATCTCCTTGTTCGCGCCCGCCTCGCTGTCGGCCTTGGCGACCTGCTCGGCCACGTCCCAGTAGACGCGGGCTCCGACCGCGATGGCCGTGCCCGCGCCTGCCGCCTTGGGGAAGTCGAAGAGGCCGGTCACGGCCAATGCCCCGAGTTTCCCGGTTTGGATATCGAGCTTGGCGACTCCCACGAGTTCGCCCTGCACCACGACATCGCCCGCTGCCACGTTCGCGCCGGGGGTGTAATCCACCGCGTCGCCCGTCTGGATGTACTTCACGCTCATGTCATGTCTCCTTGCGGTTTACGCTTCGCCCTTGAACTTGGTCATGCCCCGGTAGTCCTGCTCGCGCACGCCCAGGTCGAAGTAGACCCGGAACTTGATGCCGAGGGTGTCGAAGTCGGTCTCGCCCTGCTCGACCGTCGGCACGCGGCGGCCCTTCAGGTAGCCGATCTCGAACGTGTCCACGACCGCCGGGTCGGCGAACAGATACCAGGCCTTGACCGACGCGCCCGGATAGTTCGTGTTAGAGAGGTAGGGGCTAGCCACGCCCTCGATGTCCTCGTCCGCGAG